AAAAAAATTAAATAATCCGAGTAGCTTGTGCGTGGTTTGCTTTGTCGTGATGGTATTTGCCACCACAAGCGAAAGGGTTGTTTTAAAAAAAATTATATGAGAAAAGAAACATTTTATTTTTCGCACGATTACAACGCAAGGGCTGACTATAAAATAAAAAAGCTAATTAGTAAGCATGGTTATTTGGGTTACGGAATATACTGGGCAATCGTTGAGGATTTATATAATAATGCGAACGCATTGCCAACGGATTACGACTGCATTGCTAGCGCATTCAATGTGCATTGCGATGTTGTGAAAAGCATAATCAATGACTTCCAATTATTTGAAATAAATGGCGAAATTTTCGGTAGTAACTCCGTGAAAGAGCGATTAGAGGAAAGAAATAAAAAAACTCTAAAAGCAAGAGAGTCAGCGTTTTATAGGTGGAAAAAAAATAATGCTGATGCGAACGCATTGCCATCGCAATGCGACAGCAATGCTATAAAAGAAAAGAAAGAAAAAGAAATAAAAAGAAAAAATATAATAAAAAAGAAAAATTTTGATAAAAAAATACCTGATAAAAATTTAAAATATTTTTTTTACATTGAAAACGAACTGATAGAAAAAAAATTTTCAGCTTATTTCTTTGAAAATCACAACACTACGCTAAGCGCACTCATGATGCAGAACGCTCACAAAAAAATAAACCTTGAAGAATTTACCCAAAATTTAGACACTCAAACAATTGGTTATCAGTTCAGTAACTCAAACCATGTTATAAACTTTTTTAAAAACTTCATTTCTAAGTTTGAAAATACAAAAAAAATAAATCCAAACCTCAACCCCCAACACTATGGCTAAAAACACTATTTAATAAAACGTGGTGCATTATCTTTTCTTTTTAGTACATACACCCAAGACAAAAATAAAGTTCGTTAAAATTGATATAAATACCTAAATTTTGAATATGCAAGAAAACACTGATAAAACTTTGAAAATTTTTGATTATAAAAAATTTATTGAATGGAAAAAAAGTAAATTTACCCAATCACAAAAAAATGAGGTTGATATTCTCGATTATGTTCAAGAATTTACTGAACTAATAACAACCATGAAAAAAGATTTATTAAATTACAAAGGCAGCGAAGAAAATAAACTTAGGTTACAGCAAAAATTTGAAAAAATCAATTACTGCTACCACTTTTTTTTAAAATCTTTCTCTTTTTACTCTCAAAAAAATAATGAGTTAGAAATTTATATCCAAACAACAAACGAAATAATTTCCGAAAATATCCAGCTTAAATCCGAATTACAAAAAATACAAAAAGAAATAACAAACCTCAAAAAAAATATTTATGAATAAAAAAAGTTATTTTTCCGTAGAAGACAAAATAAAAGAACTGTCAGAACTTAGATATGATGGCGTTGTTAAAGGTCTATCCACAGGCATTGAACCCTTAGACGATATTTGCTCCCTAAAAAAGGGCTACCCATTCTACATAGCGGGTAGTCCACATTCTGGCAAAACAGAATTAGGATTAGAGATACTCCTAAACACTTCCGTTCTATACGGCTGGAAGCATTTAGTTTATTCTGGAGAAAGCGGTAGCGTATCAGAGCTTATAGCTGAACTGTGTTATAAACTTATTGGCAAGCCCTACCTAACAAAAAACACTAAACAAGAAACTATCACCTACTGTATGAGCGAATCCGAAAGAATGTATGCCGAACAATTTATCGCACAGCACTTTTATTTCATAGATACCGAAGAGATAGACACATCAATAACAGACTTTACCATAAGCGAATTTTACTCCTTAGCCAACTCTATAGAAAATGAATTGGGAATTTCTTTCGATACAACCTACTTAGACCCTTTCAATGATGCTATAGACGAAAGCCACAAATACAACGGTAGGCAAGACTTTTTTATTTCAAGTGCATTAAAAATATGCCGTAGAGATGCAAAAAAAAATAACAGAGTAAATTTTATCATTACACACGTGGCAGATATAGCCCCCGTTATTGACAAAGAAACTAAACTTAGATATACTCCCGTTCCCATGCCAAGCGAATGGTCGGGCGGTCGTGAGTGGCACAGGCGCGGCTTCCAAATGGGATTGTGCTATCGCCCACCAACTTTTTTAAATAACGAATACGGACAACCGCACAAAGATAATGAACTGCACTTTTTTATTCAAAAATCAAAACCCAAAGGTGTAGGTAAACTCGGTAAAGCAATACTATACTGGGATTACAAAAGAAATAATTATTATTGGGTAAACAACTCTGGAGAAATAAAATATTCTAAAAGACCTTACGAAATAAAAAACACGATACATCAACATAAAGAATTAGAACCTAAAAACTCCGAAGATCTAATAAATAAATTTTTCAATTCAGACGGCAAATCATTGAACGACGAATTAGAACCATCTATTTTTTGATTCAAAAATTATTATTATATTTGCATTTAAATAAACTAAATAATAAAATAATGGAAGCAGTAAACCAGTCATTACCTCCTAAATCAAAAAGGGGGGCAAAAAGAAAATCACAAGAAAATAAAAAAGTTCAGGTGCACACTTCTTACCCTTACCCGGTATTAGAGAAACTCGGAAGAAAAAAAATATCTGAAATTGCACTAAAAGCAGTAACCCATTATTTCAATCAATGTACGAGCAATTGATTAAATACTGCCAAATATTAACTAATAACTCATCGCTTCACCTCGACCTCTTTCAGCACTCATGGATTTTGCTGAACCAAAAAGAAAGAAAACTAAAAAATGATGAGGAAAAAATAAAATATTTTAAAACAATAGCAAAAAACGAATGGAGAAACAATTATTCTTCCTTTAATAAATCACATAAAGAACGAGTAAACACCTGCGAAATATCTCCAAATATATCAAGCACAACTGATTGCTTTAGAAAATTCTTAGATTCTGAATTACCCAAAATGCCTGATGCGGATAAACAACTTATTTATGACTTCCTTAAATCAGGCAAGATTAACGAAAATAAAAAAAATAAAATTTACTACCAATTTAATAAACAAAAAAAAATACTCTATGAAAGATTTATTGATTTTGACTGCGCTAACTTTTAGCGCCACCTTCTTTAGCTTCTACACACTATCCGCGCATGTGTATTTAAAGAAATTATTCTATTTTATTAAAACACGCTCGATAAAAAAAGCTAACAAATATACTTTCATACATAATAAGTATTTTGACTGCTTCCCATGCTGGATAATGCGCAACGTATTCATAGTTATGCTTTTCAACACAAACTTATATAACAATATAACAATCACCATATCCTCTTTCCTCATAGCTTCTTTAATCGATAAACTAATGACGTATGAATAAACAAAAATATCCTAACCTAAATAAATTTATGAAAATATTCTTGCCCCTTAGAAATTATTATTTCTCGGGCAATAAGATAAAAATATCTTCAACAGAAAAACAATTGCTGCAAGAGGCTCTTTTAGAAATTGGTGGCTCAAAAATAAACCTTTATTGCGCATCATGCGTACATGATGCACTAGTAAGATTATCCAATTTTTACGATAACTTAAATAAAAAAAAATAATAAATTGGGAAGGAAAAAATATATGCAAGACCCGAAACAATTACTTGAACTTTGGAATGAGTATAAAGATAATGTAGGTTATGACTTGATTCAACAGGCTACTCCAAAAGGGGATGTGGTTGAATTGAAAGTGAGAAAGCCATTTACGAGACAAGGTTTTGAGGCATTTGCTTTTAATAAACTTGGCTATGGAATCAATCATTATATAGATAATTACAGAAACAAATACGCTGAATTCGTGCCAATTGTTACACATATTAGGAATGAATGGCAGAACGACCAAATTTCCGGAACGCTCACAGGTAAATATAAAGCACCCAATTTAGTTGCCAGAATAAATGCGATAGGTGATAATGTGAACGCAAGTGCAACTTTCAAAGTTTTAAACATAGACCCATTAGATGATACAGGCGACAACAGCACTAAAGAAGATATCACAGCTAAAGAAACCGATACGGATAGTTAGAGGTGGGCAGGGTGCAGGTAAAACAATATCTATTCTAATAATTCTTATCAACCATTGCCTGAATAAAGAGTACAGGGAGGTATTTGTCATATCTCATGAGTTAACCAAAATGAGGGTAACAGTAATAAAAGACTTCATAAACATAATGAGAGAGATAGGTATATTTATGCCGCAAAGACTGATAGGCGGTGTTATGTACAGATTTCCAAACGGCTCGTTTATTAAATTCATGGGATTAGATAAGGATGATGCAGGTAAAGGATTCAGATGTCATGTGGCTTATTTTAATGAAGTAAATAAAATTTCATTCGAGGGATATAGACAGATAAGCACAAGAGCACAAATAGTTTATGCAGACTATAACCCTGATGCACACTTTTTTATTGATGAACATGTTTTAACTCGCGATGATTGTGATTTTTTACAGCTAACATTTAAAGATAATGAACAGTTAAGTGATAGAGAAAGAAAAGAGATAATGAACTATTATAAACTCGGGTATTTTGATAATGGTGAAATAAAAAATAAATATTTCGCAAACCTTTGGCAAGTGTATGGTTTAGGCAATATAGGCTCGTTAATGGGAACTGTTTATGATGGATGGGAGGTGGTAACTAATATACCAAGCGAAGCAAAGCTATTAGGTTATGGTCTTGACTTTGGATTTAGCAATTCTTTTACGGCGCTCGTTGCGGTGTACAAATACAACGATGCATTTATTGTTGATGAGATACTATACAAAACAGGATTGACGGATGATGATTTGTTTTTAGAAATAAAAAATAAAATAAATAATTCAGTTTATATTTATGCGGATAGCGCAGAGCCGAAAGCTATAGAGGCTTTAAGAAGAAAGGGATTATTAATTACAGCGACAGAAAAAGGAACAGGCTCTGTAGTATTCGGTATATCAATAGTGCAGTCAAAAAAAATATTAATCACAGAGCAAAGCAAAAACATCATTTACGAAAAAAACAATTACATTTGGGAAACGGATAAGAATGGAAATAATTTGAATGTGCCGCTTAAAAAGAATGACCACGCAATGGATGCAATCAAATACTTTTTCTTAAAATATGACAAATCAGGAAACGCAAGATATAAATACTACTAGAATCTGTGCTGTCGTTTTAAGCTGCGATAGACCAAATATGCTAATGAACACATTACTGGAACTAAACGGGAATGTAGATACTGTTATAGTTATTGATGATTGCTCAAACTACGATTATAAAGAACATGCTAATCTATGCCAATACATTAGAACAAACGAGAGGTACGGAAAAAGAAACCATTATAAGATGTGGAGGAAGTCTTTTGATATTATCAGAAACTTGCCAAAACATGATTTATATTTGTTTATACCTGATGATTTTTCTAATATACAAATAAAAAAAATAATTAAAATACATAGCGAACTGAATTATAGTGCATACGCTCACAATATAATATTTGATGGAAGAACAATGTGTTGGAATAATAAATCTGCTTTCACCCAAGTGATAAACAAAAAAAAATACCAAAGGTGTTTTTATGTTGATTGCGGATTTTTCTGTAATTACGAAACATTAAAAAAACTACAATTCAAGATAGATGCAGTACCTATAGAGTGGTTTATTAATGAGGAAATAAGCAGCGGTGTCGGTTATCAACTGACAAACAGGATGAATCAATTAGATATAAACATATACTTGCCTTTTCCTAACTATTCACTTGCTTTTCATGGCGCGCATGATAGTAAGATGCACTATAATTTAAGGAGTAAAAACCCACTCATAAGCAGATGAAAACAAAAATAATTAATCTTAAGAACAGAAAAGACAGGAGAAGAAGCATTATTTGCGAATTAAAAAAAATAGGGATTGACGATTATTCTTTCGTAGATGCAGTAAACGGAAAAGAAAAATATAAATCAATAAATATTTCGCAATTAATGAAAGGTCATTATGGATGCCTTGATAGCCATATAAAACTTTTAAACTCAATACATGAAAGAATAGGATATACCCTTGTGCTGGAAGATGACTGTATTTTCGCAGATGAAATTAAGAAAGATGATATTTATAATTTATTAAATAAAAATATAGATTTCGATTTGCTTTACTTAGGAGGAAATGTATATACTTTTGAAAATTCAATAATAGAGATGCCTGATTTACCGTTCAATAAAGCAAATAATGTATTATGCACTCATAGCTATATAATAAATAACTCATGTATAGATAGGTTGTTGAATGTTTTGCTAAGCGAGAAAAATAAAGTTGATGTTTTGTTTACTAAATTTCAGAAAGATAATAATTGTTATATAGTAAAAAAGTCAATGACGTGGCAAGCAACCAGCCAATCTGATATAACAAGCGTAGTTTTGAAAGGAGACACTTTAAAGTTTTGAAAACAACGGCCAACATATCAACTCACAGAAGTAGATTTGGACATTTAGAGGTAATGTTGGAAACTATATTTTTTCAGTTTGACGAAATAAATATTTATTTGAATAATTGTGTTGAGGCACCTTCTTTCTTAAGGAAGTACAGGAATCTAAATTTTAAACTCGGAGATGACTTAACCGATAATGGCAAGTTCTATTTTTTAAGCGAGTTAAAAGAAGATTGCTATTATTTTACTCTTGACGATGACTTACTTTACCCTAAGAATTATGTGGATGAAACGATAAAAAAAATAAATATACATGGTTGTATAGTTACTTATCATGGCAGGGAAATAATTTCGGAGGGTAGAAATTACTACACGGGAAACAAGGCATATAGGTGTTTAGATGCGGTAAACGAAGATGTTATAATAGATGTAGCCGGGACAGGAGTAACGGCTTTTAAAACGGATTATTTTAAGCCTATAATACACAATAGTGAATATAAGTTGATGAGCGATTTAGTCTTTAGCTTAGAGGCATCTAAAAAAAACAAAAAAATAGTATGTGCGAAACATGAGCATGGCTGGATTAGACCTATATTATTGCCTGATGAATTTTCAATTTACGAGAGTTTTAGAAATAAAGACCAATCAATTCAAAACAAAATAGCAGATGAAATATTTAGAAATAAAATTGCCAAAAAAAATAAATAATTATTCTATCAAACAAGCTGCAAAATACCTTAAGTGGCAGGATGGAATAGTAATAGGCGAATTGACTATTATTGACATGGTTAACTTAATTAGTGAAATTACCGAAATAAAAAAGAAGGATTTAATGAGTTTACATAAAGACGATGTCATTACTGCGTATAAAAAAATAATAAAAGATTTTGATTACATACCAAAAGAGCCAAAAAGTACGGTAACCATAAACGGTATAGATTATTATTTTGAGAAAAACTTAGATAGTAAGTCATGGACAGCAGGCAGGTTTATAGATAGCACCGATGTAAGTATGGATATAGAGGAAAATCCGCAAAGATTATTTGCATTGTGTTATATTGAGAAGGATAAAAAATATGGCGATGTTCCACCAAAAGAGAGGGCTGAGATATTTAATAATTATTTTAAAGCGAATGATTTTTTGGATTTAGTAGGTTTTTTTTTGCAAAAATACAAGAACATACACATTGGTTTTCAAATTCTAAAAACAGCGGAAGCAAAGTATCACGCGCAAAAAGCAGAGAAGATAATGCGCAGGCTTGGATAGATTGGGTTCATGCACTAAGCGGAAATGATTATACTAAATGGGATAATATACTCGAAGAACAATACAAGCAATTTTTATTTAAAATAAATTTTTATATAAAAAAAAGTAAGCAAAATTTACTTATATAATTGATGACTGAAAACGAAATAAAACAACAACTATCAGGTCTTGGGCTTGGAATATCGAAAGCTGATGTGTTCAATGATAGTATGTCTGTTATTATAAATTCAGTTAACAGGCAAGCGGTTGAAATGGCGAGAGAGATTCTTCTTTCTCGCTCACTAAGCAAATCAGCGACACTTGCTCAAACAATAGTGGCGATGCCCGTTCAGGTGAGTGGTAATGTATATTCATTCAAAGTGATTGCAAGCAAAGAGGCTGATTTTGTTGATAAAGGAGTAAGCGGAATAGAAAAAAAGATTGAATCTCCGTATTCATTCAACACACCGAGAGCAAGCATAGGAATGGTTGAAGCTATACGCTCATGGGTTCAGGCGGCAGGATTGTTTGCCGACAACTATAATAGTCTATCGTGGGCGATAGCTACAAACGTAAAGAAAAAAGGTATAGATGCAAAGAACTGGACTGAGGCATTTGGCGATGACTACATTGATGAGATGAAAAGAGTGGTTTCAATCGCTTTAAAAAAATTAGTTGAAGTTAGTTTTAAAAAGATGGCAGATGGCAATAACAATACATAGTGAACCACTTACATACACACCGAGCGATAACCCGATAACATGGGTGTTCTCGTCTAATCAAACGGGACAGCCTAACTTTTCTTTTTACATAGAGATTTTCGTAAATTCTATTTTAAAAACCACAGCAATGGTTTTTCCGCGTAATGGTTCAAGGGCAATGATTGACGTATCTAATATGTGTAGAATCTCCTGCAATAGTGCAATGCCTATTCACACACTAACCGATGATGCGGCTAATAATGGCACTGTTTATATAAAGATTTACGAGAGGTACGGAACAACACCAGCGTTGCAGTCAAACATAACAACAGGAACAAAAACATTTTTTAAAGCGTGTTTAGCACCTGATTATTTTTTACGTTTTAATAACGAAAATTACGTGTGGGGCACTGACCCGGCGGAGAAAAGATTTTTGACGATATATCCTCATGCAACTAACAGGTTTAAATGCGCAATAAACGAAAATTTATTTTTTTATTTTATCACCAACAACGCGAATAATTTAAAATATAAGATTGATTTGCGAGATGCTAACAACGATAGTATAATAGTTGAGGATGTATCACTATCAACGACGCCTAAGATAATAGCACTAAACGCAAGTCCGCAGGCAATAATAAACAACACGTCAATAACGCAGCAAGATTTTGACAACTGTGTTTTTTATAGAATATGGATAACAAACTCAACGGAGACAAAAAATACCAATGTAATGGTTGTTGAGGTGGATAGGGATTGCAGTAAATATGATAAAGAAAGATTTTATTTTCTAAATTCATTTGGTGGAATAGACGCTTTTACGTTTACAAAAAAAAGGAAGCATACGACAGAGATAGAGAGAAAAGAGGTTTTACAATCATGGGGTAAATGGGACGATTCTAATAATTTTAGTTACTCAAACAAAAACAGAATAGTTAACTACCAAAACATATCGAGCGATAAAATAGAGATTAACAGCGATTGGATAAATAGGGATATTCAAAATTGGTTAGTGTCCGAGATGTATGAAAGCACAAACGTAATGATTAGCGAGGGGGCTCAATACATTCAAGTGTCATTAGTTAACTCATCGTATGAGCTGAAGAATGATGAGGATGAATTGATAAGAGAAAATGTTACTTTTAAATTAGGCAATACAAGGACAAAAGCACTTAGATGAATACAGAGTTGTACATAGCGAATAATTATATAGACCTGAGTGATGATATAGTCTTTCCGATTACTTACTCAATAGCTGATTTTAAAAATCCTGAGCAAAGGAGAAGGAGCAGCAGTAAGCAGGTGCGAATACCTGGAACAGCTAACAACATGGCTTTTTTTTCAAATGCTTTCTTTTTAAATTATACAAATGTTGTTGAGGTTGCAACTGATTATGATTTCAATCCAACGCTAAGGTATCCCGCGCAGGTAATAAAGAATGGCACTACCGTATTCGATGGCTTTATGACTTTAACGAGCGTAGAGATTGAGAACCAATTTTATTATTTTAATATCATTTTATATTCAAACTTGATAGATATTTTTTCAGAACTAAAAGGTAAAAAAATTTCTGAATTAGGATGGAGCGAATATAACCATGAGTTGAATGTGTCAAACATTCAAAATAGTTGGAACACTTCGGTAATAAAAGACGGAACGCCTATAAGTAATTTTACAGGCGGAGTGCCTGATGGCTTTGGTTATCTATATCCATTAGTAGACTATGGCTATAATGCTAATGTGCTAAACACATACACTAATGATATTTATCCTCACGTTTATTTTAGGGAAGTTTTTTTTAAAATATTTAATTATTTAGGATTTACTATTTCTTCAAATTTTTTTAATTCTGAATTGATAAAAAGAATAGTGATAGGTTGGGGAGGTGGAGATAGGCAGACGTTGAGTGTTGCAGAAGTGAATAACAGAACTATTATATTTAATGCAAACGGTCAATATACGCATGAATATACATTCGCATCTTACACCGTTTTAAGTAATGTATATACTTACAATTATAATACATTGTTGAACCTTACGATAGGGAATAATTATTGGGCAAACATAATTATAGTTCAAGATAATTATACATTAGTTGATAATGACGGTACAATTACTATTTTAAAAAAGGGTGTTTATAACATCTCTTTTGTGGGTGATATAGATATTGATTGGTCGAGATTTTCAACCGTAAAACTTTACGTTTTAAAAAATAATATAGAGTATCCATTGAAGTTTACAAATTCAATGGGTGTGATAAATTTTGATAGTGCGATACAACTATCCTTAAATGTGGGAGATGTAATTAAATTTGTAGTGCGTTTATCAAGCACAGGCAATGTAGTTACCTCAACGAAGCCTGAGAATATGATTAACCAATTCATCAGTATAGAGTCATCGCCTGATTTTCAGATTAACATAAGACCCATTGATGTGCCTGTTCAGGATGGCGACATGATAGAGCTATCATCTTATCTGCCTGAGATGGATTGTGGTGATTTTATACGCTCATCAATTATTATGTTCAACCTTTATATATCCGAGCCTGATATATTAGGAAATATAAACATAGAGCCTTTGGATGATTATTACTTAGGCACAAACGTGTTTGATGATTGGACAAAAAAATTAGACCATTCAAAAAAAATAGAGATATTACCATCCTCAATGATAGAGGGAAAGAGATATAGATTTATGTGGGCAGAGGAAAAAGATTATTATAATCAATTTTATTTCGATAAATACGGAATAGGTTATGGTAATTTAGATTATGATATTCAAACAACGTACAAAACTGGAAATAGGGATTTTAAGGTCTCATTCGGTCAAGCAATACCTGTGCAGGTCAGCAACACAAATATTTTTGTGCCAACAATAATAACGATAGACCCAAAAACAAATTTAGTTAAGCCTTACAGAGGCAAGCCTAAAATTTATATTTACAACGGTTTAATAAACTCAGACACATGGACACTAAGGAATAGAGCCACAAACTCGCCAACAAATCTAAATCATTACCCATGCGTTCACCATATAATGAATTTGAACGCACCAACATTTGATTTGAATTTTGGTGTTCCCATTGAAGTTTATTATAATCTCACGGCTTATACAGCAACTAATTTATTTTCTGAATACACGGAAAAATTTATTAGAGAGATTACAGGAAAAGATAGTAAGGTATTGAGAGCACATTTTTTGCTTAACGAATTTGATGTTGAGCAAACAAGGTTCAATAGACTTGTTATGATTGATAATGTTCTATACAGAAAAAATATAATAAATGATTTTGACGCGATAAATGATAATACATGCATGGTTGAGTTATTGCGTATTGTTGAAGGTGATAAACGAAGAACCTTAAACCCACCAGTATATGTTGGTGGAGAAACAAGGACACCAGTAACAGGTGGTGATGACAGTAATGGAAATTCACCGAGCTTTGGTTTCTATCAGGGCGAGGTTGATATAATAGATACGATTGCAGTTTTAATAACGGGACAAAACAAATAATTATGGCATGTGAAAAAACAAATGTTAGAATAATACATAAGCAAACAAACACAACTGGCAAAGTAGCTACTGTGCCAGCAACTGCAACACATACAGATGGCAGTTGGTTGGATACAGACTTGTATGAGGGCGAGCTGTATATGAATAGAGCTGATAAGATAATTCAGACAAGATTAGGTAATGAGATAATCACATTAGCAAAAGATAAAGGAATATCTGAAATTCAAACAAAAAAAATTTTTTTTACTTCTGATGATTTAAAATACAATATGCCTATTGCGGCAGGCATACAAGTGCCTACGGGTTGCGTTTTAAATATAATACTTGCGTATGCTTGGCTTCAGTTTGAAACCACGCCATATGATTTAAGATCAAACACCTTGCGTTTGAAGTATGAAGGTGATAGCGATAGCGATTATACACATACATGTCCAATTGATTTTTTTGGTAGCACAGATGATAAGGTGGTAAGAATGAATTTAAACGCATCTAATAATATTTATAGAATAGAAACAGACGTTGAATTTTTCATCAATGATTTTAGTTTGGTTGACGGTGATAGTCCAGTAACAGTTATTTTGTTTTATAATTTTTTAAGTTTATAAATGGAAGAGGTAATAATAATAAATGGTAGAGTTGACACTGGCAATAGTGTAAATGATTTATTGGATGTAAAAAAAGCTTTAGACGAAACTAAAAACAGCTCCAAAAATATAGGTGATGTAAACAAAAAATTTGACGAGCTAAATGAAAAACTAAAAAATGGTGGTTTAAGCATTCGCGAATTAAATAAGCTATCGAAAGAATTCGCGGATTTAGCAGCGATAGCAGGCAGGGAAACTCCAATCGGTCAGCAAGCCATAAACAACGCTGCTAAATTGAAAGACGAAGTTGGCGACTTGCGTAACCAAGTAAACAGGTTATCGAATGATGGAGTGAAAATGCAGGCGGCACTACAATTAGGTTCAACCGTTGTTAGTGGCTTCACTGCCGTAAGGGGCGTTACTGCAATGCTTGGCGTGGAAAACGAGAAAATGCTTGAAACAATAACACAATTACAAGCAGCCACAAGCACACTTACTGCATTGGAGCAGATTAGGGCAGCTTTCGAGAAGGAGAGCTTTCTTGTTTTGCAAGGAAAGATATTGTTGACAAAAACATATACAGCCGTGCAATGGCTTGCTAATAATGCGCTCAAGGCATTCCCGATAATTGCAATAGTATCAGCCGTTGCAGGGGCAATAACATATTTTGCAAAATGGGAGTCAGTTAATAAGGCTGTAAAAATAGGAATTGATTTTATTGTTGAATCATTTGAACATTTAATTGACATAGGCCAAAAGGTTATTAATTTTTTGTCTTACGGAATTTCAGGATATATTATTGACCAAATAAAAAAATATAAAGAGCTAAAGAAAGCGGAAGAAGAAAGAAGCGATGCCTTAGCTAAACAAGCTGCAAATAATTCAGCTCAAACAATGGCGGAAATAAAACTGCTTGATGAGAAGAATAAAAAACAGCAACAGGCTCACGATAAAGAGGTAGATAGTATTGATTTTGAAATTAAGAAAAGACAAGCGGCAGGGCAAGAGTATGCGGATTTAGAGGGCAAAAAATTGAAAATGATTATCGAGAGAGCGAAACGTGAGTTAGAAATTGAAGAAGAAAAAAATAATAAATTAAAAGAATTAATAAAACAGCAGGCAGAATTGTTTGGCGTATCTCAGGAAGAAATATTGAAAGCAGCAAAAGCAAAAGGATTGGACGTTGAGGCAATTGAAAAAAATAGATTAAGAGTTGTTGAAGAACAAAAAGCGAAGATAGAAAAAGCAGAAAGGGATTTAGCCCTATTCAGAATTGCAGAGGGAAAAAAGGCAGCAGATAAAAAGAAAGAACAGGATAAAGAGATTACAGATGCTATAATAAAAGAAAATGAGCAGAAGTTAAAAGAGGAAAATTTATTGAATAAAATGAGGTTAGATGCGACAGCAGATAGCTTAGAAAAAAGAAAACAACTATATTTATTAGCCTATGAAAAAGAGCGGCAAGATATAATAAATGAGTTCGGCAGGTCAAGCGAGTTGTTGAAAGAATTAGAGATAAAGAAAAATCATGAATTAGGATTGATAGAACTTGAATACCATAGTAAAAAACAAGAAGAAAGAAAAAAGCAAGAAGATGAACAGGCGAAAAGAGCAAACGAAAGCGCACAAAAAATATTAAAGGATGAGCAGGACTTAGCGCAAGCGCGATTAGACATTGAACGCTCCATACTTGCCTCATTAACTTCACTGGGCGAGATATTCATAAAAGACCAAGCTAAGCTGCAAAAATTTCAAGCACACATAACAGCGGCACAAATGGCATTAGATAGTGCGAAGGCAATTAGTGGAGCAGTTGCAGCGGGAGCAGGAAAACCTTTCCCGATGAACATAGCTGCCATAGCTACTGGAGTAGCTACTGTATTAGCTAACATAGCGACAGCAGTAAAAGCATATAGGAGCGCAAACATAGGTACTGCACCGAATTTAGGTAGCGGTAGTGGCTCATCGGGCTCTAATACACAAGGTCTGGTGATGCCGAGAGAAAATCCGAACGGAACATTGACAGCAGGGTTTTTAGGCGGTAATGTGGGGATGCAAAGAGTAGTGGTGGTGCAATCAGATTTAGAAGCAAATAACGAATTAAGTAATAAAATAAAAATACAAAGCACTTTATGATAAAAATTTTTTTAATTGATATTGACGAAAACGACAAAGATACATTTGTTAGTTCAAATTCATTAGTTGAGTTTCCTGCTCACCAAAAATCATTTTACGCATTCTCAAAAACGCACGAATATTTTTTCAATAACGAAAAGAAAATGATAACGGGCGTAATGATAAACGTGAACAAGCCTATATATAGACACGATAAAGAGATAGGCGAGCATTATGTTGTTTTTACACCTAAAGCAGCGGAGCGTATGTTTTTAAATATGAAAAAGAATGGGGCGACAAATATGGTAAATATAGAACACTCGGATAGATTTATAAAAGGCATTTATGAAGTAGAGGCATGGATAGTTGACAGAGAAAACGGCAAGGGAGTGCCTAAGCAGTTGGAAAGACAAGACATAGAAGACGGCAGCATCATGGTAAGCTATAAAATAGAAGATGAGGAAATATTTAATAAAATAAAAAAAGGAGAGTTTAATGGATTTTCAATTGAGGGCGTGTTTTACAAAACACCCTTAAAGATAAAAAAAAGTAATGATTTAAAAAAAATTGCAAGTGATTTAAAAAAATTACTATGAATTTACTTATTAGTTTGAGTTTAGTTTTAATTAATAAAAAAAATATGAGTAAACAAAGAGCAAATAAATTCTTAGAGATATTCGAGCAAATACTTTCTATTTCAGAAAAATTCGCTTCTATTATGTTAGCCGATGGCACAGAGGTTACTTACGAAGGCGAGTTAGTGGCTGGAGTTTCATTAAGAGTAAAAGGTGTTGATGCAGATGGAAACGAAATTGAGTCTGCTTTGCCTGAGGGGACTTATGAGTTAGGTGGAGATATGCAGGGTAAATCAATAGTAGTAGATGCGGATGGAAAATTAGTTGAGCTTATTGAAGCATCTAAGCAATCTAAAAACGAAGATTTTTCTGCTGCCTTTGAGGATTTAGTAAAAAGATTTGCGCACGAATTAAAATCAATCAATGATAAAATTCATGCAATAGAAAATTCACAAAAAGAAAAATTTGAAGCTATATCAAAATACCTTGAGAAAGGAGAAAAATTTAGCTTTCAAAAAACAGAAGTAAATAATAAAACGAAAAAATTATTTTAAAATGGCAAAGATAAAAGTAAGCGAAAAGTTTAGCTGGGACACAGCCAACTTAAATGAATATATAAGGGAAAATTCAGATAACCTTGCAACAAGACTTGTTGGTGAGGCACGCACAGCGAGAATGCTTAGAACAATAGACGGGATAAAACATAAAGAATTGCTTCCTGATTTATACACTGATGTGGATTATCAATCAGCAGCGGATTGTGGATTTAATCCGACCGGAGAAGTTGTTTTCGCTCAAAAAGAAATTGAAGTTGCACCAATAAAAGTTGAGTTTGAATTTTGCAACAAAGATTTGATAAACTTCTTTCCTCGCTACGACCTTCGTGCAGGAACGAATGCTGAACTAGAAGAACTTCCTTATGCTAGTGTAATAATGGATGATATATTGGCTAAGAATGCCTTAAAAATGGATAGTCTTTTGTGGATGGGGGATAAGTTAAGCATGAATGCTAACTTAAATAAAATTGACGGTTTGATTAAGCAACTTACTGCAGGAATTGGAAATGGAGTTATCGCATTGAACACAGGTGCTTTGACCGGAATTACTGCATCTAATGCTATTACAGCATTTTTAAATGCCGAAATGGCTATACCTCATACTCTTGCGTCTGATGAGAGATTTGCATTTATGGCTGGATATGAGACAATGCGCAAGTTGCAGATGAACCTGCTTACACAATACGGTGCTACTGGTTCAACATACATCACTGAGGAGCTTGTTGATGGGCAAAAGAAAATGAATGCAATAGAAATTCCCGGAACTTTTCATAAAGTTTGGTACGCTCCCGGATTGAATGGTACTGACTACATAGCCGCAGGTTTATTTGGTGGAAACGGTGAGTATATACTTGGTACTGATTTAGCCTCAGACATGACCACTATTGATTCTGATTATGACAAAAAAGAGCAGTCATTGTGGTTGCGTTTACAATTTAGAATAGGAACTACATTTAGATTCAATGAGCATTGCGGATTGTTTATTCCTGCTGCTTCTTAGTTTAATTTTTAAAAAACAAAAAATATGAGTTGTGAGATAACATCAGGAATACCTTTAGGATGCAGAGACGGCTTCGGTGGAATAGACGAAGTACTGATTGGCAACATAGAAGATGTAGCTACATACACCGTTACAAACGGAGAGGTGACTGCGTTTACTTTAGCGCCAGGCAAGGTAGCTTATAAATATGAATTAGAAGAAGGCACATCGTTTTATAATGAGAACGGTGCAGGTAGCAGAGAGAACGGAACGTATGTCGTAACGCAGCAACTAACTATGGTTATCAATTCATTTGGTAAAGACATTCGCAACACGATAAACACGTTAACGAAAGGAAGATTTTTTGCGGTGGTAAAATACAGCGATGGAAAAAATGTTGTTACGGGTATGCCGAAAGGACATTTGGTTGATAGCACAGAGCATTCATCAGGCACAGCGAAAGCAGATAGGAACGGAGTAACTGTTGTATCTAGTGTGATGCGTCCTGAACATGCGCCTGTTGTTAGTAACAGTATATATGCCTCGTTGCAAGTAATGACAAGTTGATTTTTGATTTAGCATAAAAATTTAAGGGTGGGTTAGTAGCCCGCCCTTTTTTATAAAAAAAATATGGAAAAAATTTACGTAAAAGAACTTAAATTGTTTTTAGAAAATAATAAAGAAAACAAAGAAATTATTTTTAAATTTGATAAAACAAAAGAGGATGCTAATAATCATAAAGGGGCAAGCGAACGAGATAGTTCTAACAGCGAAGGAGCTGAACCAAACGACATCGGACACTTACAAGTTAGTTTTAAGCCACGAGGTCGAAAGAAAAAGAAAAGAGATAATGGTAACGGACACATCAATGCACAAGAACAGGTATAGCTTGTTTGTCTTTACGGAGGGTGTTGATGTTGATTTAGATTTGTTAGGGGATTATCAATACTCGGTTTTTGATAGTGATGAAAATTTGGTTGAGGTTGGAAAAGCTAGGGTAATTGAAGATAGCGATATAAATAATTATTTTTATAATTTTCCTAATAAAAATAATTATGTAAATAACAATAGCTGATGAAAAATAGACTAGTAAATAAATATACATTCGTTGATTGGAGAAAAACAAAAAAGACCCCACAACCAACAGAGGCATTGGTTTCTGGTGGATATGTTAAATGGGGCAAGAACAATGATTATCCCATGTTTTTGAATACATTGATAGAAAAATCTCCAACGCATTCAGGAATTATTATAGGTAAATCATACTACATATCAGGGGCTGGAATTGATATACAATATAGAGATGAAAATATTTTAAAGTCAATATTAGAAAATGGCATTGATAATGATAGTTTTGAGGAAGTTGTCAAGGATTGCGTTTTGGATTATGAAAAATATAATGGATTTTGTTTTCGTGGAGTTTGGGATTTACTTACTGGAAATTTAAAGTACATATCACATATTGACTTTGATAACGTAAGAACGAATGCTGATAAGACACTGTTCTTTTATACAGAAGATTGGACAAAAGAGAATGAATTTAAAATATATCACAATTTCGACCCATCGAACAGAGTGGGTGAATTTCTTTTTTACCATTCAGAAACAAAAAAGAAAACTGACAAAAATAAGTTAGGTAATATTTACCCTTCGCCTGTTTATGCCTCATGCATAGAAAGTATAATGACAGAGATAGAAATAAAATCTTATCATCTTCACGGAATAATGAATGAGTTTAAAACGGGTACAATCGTTTATTTGCCTACACGTCCCGGAGACGATAGAGAGAGGCTTGAGCTTGTCAATGACATAAAGATGGGTGCTACAGACAGAGAAGCAGCAAATAGCGTTGCGGTTTTATTTGGTGAAGGCGGCACAGAACGACCAGAGATACTTACGCTGAACGGAAATGATTTGGATAAGCGCTATATGCAAACTGAAGTCCACGTTGTTGAAAGTATAATGAGGGGGCATGTGGTAAATTCACCCAGTTTATTTGGGTTACGTACACAAGGTAAGTTAGGTGATACGCAGGAGATGGAGATAGGATTTAGCATATTTAAAAATGTTTATGTAAAATCAAGGCAAGATAAGATAAATAAATTATTTAATTGGTTTTTGAAGAAAATTTATGGAGAAAATATCAGTTTTAAATTGAATGAGGTTGATTTTATTATTCCTAAAAAAGAGGATGTAAATGAAGTAGAAAAAAATAATTTCTCTGCAAAAGACCCTGTTTTAAAGGCATTTGAAAGGGTTGGCTTAAAGAGGAATAATTTTGTTTTTTCAAAGAGCATGCCAGTTCCTGACGATGCAGATGAGCAATGGTTTAATAAATCTGAGTCAGAAATATTTGAAAACCTAAAAAAAGAGAATATATTTTTTAGCATTGCTCTTACAGAAACTCAAAAAAATATTTTAAAATTAATAAAAGACGGAAACGATGCGCCAAGTATTGCGAGGGCTTTACAAATAAAAGTTTCTGATGTTATAGCTGAATACACTTATTTATCTGAAAAAAAATTAATAAACGTTGATGGGACTGTGGCAGCAAATGCAATAAAATATTTAGAAAGTTCTCCGGCAAGTATTGATGAGTTTGAGATAAGATACAGCTATGAGCTAAGACCTGATGCTCCAAAATTGAAGGGTGAAAGCAGACCTTTTTGTAAGGCTTTGGTTTCGCTAGATAAATTATATACTAGAGAAGAAATAGACGCTATATCATCTAGTTTGGGAAATGAAACAAATCAGTTTGATGCGTGGAGGTATAGAGGGGGTTGGTATAGCAATCCACAAACAAAAACAAACACACCGTTTTGTAGGCATATATGGATGCAGAATGTTGTGGCAAGAAAAAAATAAAATTATGGCAGAGAGATTGATATATATAATTCAACCGAAAGATTTAAAGGACAGAGGTTTTTTACATAGAAATATAAATGATATTGATTTATCTCATGTTATCTATCGAGTGCAGGAAACAGAGATACAACCTATATTGGGAGGTGTATTATATAAGAGGATTTTAAACGACATAAAAGAGTTACTTGATAACAATACACCTATACAATCAGATTATTTAGAGTTGATTAACGACTATATCATACCTTGCATGATACCATATTGCGAGGAAAGGGCAATAATGCACTTAAATAATAACATGAAGGCAGCAGGCGTAGGCACTAATGTAGACGCAAACTTACGTATTGCTGAAATTAAAGAAAGAAAGAATTTACAGGAATATGTTTTACGTGATGCTATTTTTTACAGAAATAAATTAATTGATTTTTTGATATTTAAAAAACTGCCTGAATATTTAGAGTGCGATCCAATAGAAGTGAAGCCAAACGATAAAAAAAATAATTCATCAAATAAAATATTATTTATTAAAGGAGGTATATGGTAAGAACTTTAAATCAGATAAAATCAGAATTTGAAGTAATTGCAAAAGAGCATAAGCAAATAAATGATTTTTACTGGGGATATTTTTATGATGCTTTTAATGAGAATATAATAACAAGTACTGTATTGATTGTAAACGTAAAGCAGACGAGGAAAGGTAAGGGAGAAAATAATTATATAAATTTAGATTTAGAAATAACTATTGCGGATAAAATATATACGGACAGAATAAACGAAAATGATGTAAGGAGCGATACGCTTCAAATAATAAACGACATTCACAACACAATACAGTCTAAGCGATGGAGCAGATGGAGTACTATAATCGGAGATGCTCAAATAAATTATTTTCGTGAAGCCTCTACGGATGTTGTTTGCGGCTGGGTGATGAACTTAACTTTACAAGTTGCAGACCTTAGAGATTTATGCGCTATTCCGTATAGAGAGTATGATTTTGGTGCGCATCTATTTGATGTTTGCGCCCCTGTATCTATATACCAAAATGGTATCTTTGAAATGAATGTACCGAGTGGAGGAAGGTTTGACTACACCACAAGCGGTGGCGGCACAATAGAGGTAAGACGAAGTGATAATACAGTAATCGGTATAGCAACTGCACCAAACCCTTTTACTGTTGATGATAGCAATGTGTTGTTAAAAGATACGGATGGAAATATAATCAACACATTTCCTATTTTAGCTGATAACGGAAATAATGATGTTATTGCACCCGATGGAAATGTTTTTGTTCGTAAAACAAATAATGCCAATATACAGCAAGTAACAGTTTTAAGTGATGGAGTTGCTAACTACCAAGTTCCCGATAGCTTAATTACCCTTAAAGATACGGCTAATAATATTTTAAGCATAACTAATGTTATGGCTACCGATGCAGCAGATATTGTTGCTCCCGATGCCGTTTACAGAAATAAAAGCACTTCACCTACATTTACTCAAAATATAAAAAGTGGAGAAACTTTTATTGCACCCAGTATAGTTTTAAAACAGCCAAACGGCGTTGACGAAAATAAATTTCCAAACGAAAATTTAGTTTGCACACAAATCCCATCTTTAGAAAACAGCGATTTGATTGCGCAAATGTTAGCATCTCAAATAATAGCAGTATATAATGGAAGAATAACAACGAATGTAATTCAAATAACGGCAACAGGAGCAGGGGTATATAATCCGCCTCCGAACCTTCTATATGCAGAAGTAGTTGCAGTAGGAGCAGGTGGAGGTGGAGGAAGTGGAAGAAGGGGTTTAGGTAATTCCTCAAGAGGAGGAGGAGCAGGCGGTACAGGCGGTGGGTTAGCGAGAGGATTATTTACAGCAGCGCAATTAGCAGGCGGTATTCATTATAATGTGGGTGCAGGAGGAGCAGGAGGCGCAGCACCAACAACAGACAATACAGTGGGCAATGCGGGCGCAAATGGTGGTGATACAAATTTTGGTTCATTGTTGGTTGCAAAGGGAGGGGTAGGTGGTAATGGCGGAACAACAAATACTCAAACAACAGGCTCAACACCTTATTTGATTACGGCATACACTCCAAATATTTTCCCGCTTTCTTTAGCTTCAAATATTTCAGGGGCAGGAAATGTTGCTGCAAATGGACAAGATGCTGAGCAGAATGGGATGAATGCATCAATAAATAATTCGGGTGCAGGAGGAGGAGGAGTGAACACAGCAGGAACAGAAAGAACAGGAGGTGCAGGAGGAAGAATGTATAGGGCTGATGGTACATTATCAGCAGCTATATCAGGAGGTACAGCAGGTGGTGGTAATGGTGGTAATGGCTCAAACGATGTGGCTTTGCAATTATTTTTATCTGAAACCACACCAAGCAATACTGTTGGTTTAGGCACTTCGGGGGCAGGTGGTGGAGGTAATCAAACTGGTGGCGGAGGACGTGGTGGAGATGGAGGTAGAGGCGCAGGTGGTGGTGGTGCAGGTGGTGGGCTGAATGGTTCGACAGGTGGCAGGGGAGGCAATGGTGGTAATGGATTTATTTTGATAAAAGAATATTTAATTTATTAGTTTGGAAGCGATAATAAATAAATTACTCGAATATGGACTGCAAGGTATTGTAATTGCCTATCTTGCTTATAAGAATTATAGTTTGGAGAAAGATTTAAAAGAACTGAACAGAACACTTATAGATTATTCGCAGCAGGTCGCTAAAGATAATTTGGAAGAACATAAAAACACATTGAACGCACTAAATAATTTTACTCAATCTTTTAATGAACTAAAATCGCTAATCTATGAAACACTTAGAGGAAAATAGCACGCCTGAACAAACCATTGCCTTTATAAAAGAGCAGTTAAAAAAAGGCACTACAAAGCCAAATAAGAAGGTAATAAACGCACTAAGGAAAAGAGTTGCCGAGCAGTTGGAAGAACTTCACTTGCTTTGCGAAAAAAGATTAAACAAGGTTTTATGAGAGGTGGTAGAAGGGATGCAAACCATAAGGAGATAAAGAGACACGCTGAAAGTTTAGGCTTTACCGTTATTGATACAGCCGATGTCGCAGGCGGTTTTTGCGATATGATTTTTTTGAAAGATGGTAATGTTTTTTTTGTTGAGGTTAAAGACGGTGAGAAATTTCCGAGCCAAAGAAAACTAACTCCTGCTGAGCTTGAGTTTAAAAAAAAAGTAGAGGAGCAAAAGTGTAATTATATTATAGCAGAGAGTAATAACGACATAAATAATTTATTTTTTTTAACCAATGAATAGAGTAAAAGTAAGTGATAATTTCTTTTTAGATGAGTTCATCTGTCCATGTGTTTATAATGAACATAAAGAAAAATCCATTAAACACATAGACAATAGGCTGATAGAAATAGCCCAATTTATAAGGAGTAAAACAGGTAGTTCGGTAATAATAAATAATTACTGGAAGTATTATTTAGACAATATAAATAACGCTAAAGTAGTAGAAATGGTTTACGCCAATAAAGGGATATTTAAGGAGAGAGGTTTGAGAAATGTAAATACCGAAACAGGGGCGAAATTAAGCGCACACAAAACAGGACAGGCGATAGACGTTGATGTTAACGGCATGACAGCATACAGTATGTTTATGTTTGCTAAAGATAATAAAAACGAATTGTACAGGCTAGGAGTAAGAAGGATAGAGCATTACTCATTGACAGGAGGAAACTCTAAAGGGTGGATGCACCTGGACACAAAAGGAAATGACGATAAAACAATAAAAATAATCAATCTAACAAGCGTTGTTGATGTATGGAGAATATAAAGAAATATTTAATTTTTATTATTCTTGGCATTAGTCTTTTGATTAATATTTATTTATTAAATAAAGCTAAAGATAAGGAAATAATTTACGATTTCAGCGAAAGTAAAAAGCTACATGAGTTATACCGATTTAAACAAGACAGTATAATTTTAGAGCATAAAAAAGAAATAAAAAGATTAAATTCAAATATCTTGGGCTTAGAAAAAAAAATAAAATCAGTTTATGAAAATAAAAACAACGATAATAAGACTATCCATGATGCTACTGCTATTCAGCTTGACAGCCTTTGGAAAGTCTCAGGATATTAGGTGTTTCGACACCATACAGCAAAAAAAGATACTTCAATCTATATTCAATGAAAAGCACTTGAAAAGTATAGTAATTATTCAGGATAGCTTAATAATTGATTTAAAAAAAATAATTGATAAAAAAGAAAATATAATTGTCGGTTTAGAAAACAAATGTACTTCTTATGATTTTCAGGTTGCATATCAACACAAGTTAATAAACGAAATTAGCAAAGAGGCTAATGATTTGAGGAAGAAAAATAATAAGTTAGAGAAAAAAGCAAAGCAGCGAAAATATTGGTTTAGTGCCGGGCTGATAGGAGGTTTTTTGATTGCTATGTTAATTTAGTTCAAGCGGGCAGACGTGCTTTGATTGAACATTTGGGTAGAAAAAGTATTAAAAATTTTCCATCCCTCTTTGGTTTTTTCAAAACCATTTTTGCCATCGCTCATTTTAATAAATGTTTTGTTTAGTGTTTCAAAT